TGCCCTGGAACCCGTTGCCTTGCGCGAGCAGGTGGGGCTTCTTCTCGCCGAGGTCCTTGAGGGCCTCGGTGATGGCCTCGACGTCGATCTTGTTGTTCTCGTCGAGGAAGTCGTCGTACTTGTGCGACCGGAGCAGGATCGCGACCGTGTCCTCGGGGTCGGCGAACTTGGCTGCCTTCGCCTCGATCTTCGCCTCGACCCGGTCGTTCAGCGCCTCCCGCGCTGCCTCGGCTCGGGCCTCCTCGCGGATCTTGTCCGCGTCGACCTCGGGCTTCTTGTCGTCGGCGCCTGCGCCGCCGCCGCTCTTGTCGGGCGCCTTTCCGGCCGTGCCGGCGAGCTCCCTGAGGCGGGCCTGGTCCTTGCGTCCGCGACGCTCGAGCGTGCGGTTGATCCGCTGCTGGGCCTCGAACTTGGCCTTCCAGTCGACGTTCTCGTCGCCGTCACCGTCGCCGTCCTCGCCGCCCTCGTTCCCCTCGTCCCCGTCGGCGCCGTCGTCGTCGCCGTCGTCGTCGAGCTCCATGCGGAAGCCGCCGAAGGTCGCGTGATTGCGGGCGAGCGCGTCGCTGATGAACGCCTTCTGCTCCTCAGTGAGGAGGTCGGCGAACGGGTGGGTCTGGTCGTGCGTGTCCTGCATGGGTCTCTCCTCACGAGAGGTAGTCCCGACGCCTCGCGCGTCAGGGGGCCGAGGGGAGCAGATATCCGTTGTTCCGGAGCTGCTCGATCGCGATCTCTCGGCGACGTTGGTCGGAGAGATCCGCGAAGTTGTGATCCACCCACCGGTAGACGCCCTCAGGACGCAGCCGGAAGGCCTTGTTCGGGTTGGCCTGGCGCCACTCGGAGCGCTTCGTAACGCCAGTGGTCGTGGCCTTGTATCCGCCTGGCGCAGTGATGCCGGCGCTGACGTTGATGACCTTCGACGGGTCGGCGCCGTCTTCGACGATCGCCTTCCGGTCGGCTGCTGAGAGGTCACGTACCTGGCCGGACTTGATGGCCTCGAGTGGGTCCGTCAGCAGTGGGTTCGTGTCGCGGTGGTCGTCGGTCGGCACCATGGTGCAGTCGCATCCGGGGTGGCGCTGGAATCCGCTCGACCACCGGTAGACGCGGCCGGCCAGGACAGCACACCGCTTGCAGGTCGGGGGGTTCAGCACCCGGACGTAGGACGTCCAGCCCTGGGCCGTGAACTCGACCTGGGAGGCGCTCCGGGCGGCATCTGCGACCTCGGAGGCGATGAGCTGCTCGACGGCCTGCGTGAACTTCGACGCATCGTCCCACCACGGAGCCGGAATGGCCTCGGCCGGCGCCGGCACTCGCGCGTCGATCGTGGCGATGATCGGCTCGATGACCGGGAACCCGAGCGAGGACCACCCGGCGAACGTCCGGGCGCTGGTCTGCGGCGTTGCCTTGGACCAGCCCGCGATCGTCCGGACAGCTCCGAGCGCCGCTGCGAACTGGTAGGCCGCCACAGTCGAAGCGATCACCGGCAGCGGCACCTTGGCGCGGAACATTGGCCGCGTCCTGATGACTGCAGCCGTCGCGACCTGCAGCTGGGCGTCGTAGTGACTACGCGCCTGCGCCGCTGTCGGCTGCTGCCGCACCTGCGCCACCACCCGCCGCGCCCTTGATCGCCGCGGCGGTGACCGGGTCGAGCATCAGGAACGGGTCGGACTGCTCGTCGCGGATGCGCTGCATCTCGCGGTCGATCTCCTCGTCGGTCATCTCGTACCGACGCTCGAGCACCGTACGCAGCGAGAGGCCCACCGCACGGTCCTTCGTCGCTGCGTCGGCGACCTGGGCGAGCGAGTGCATCGCCCCGTCCTTCCACTGCGTGAACCGCAGCGAGTCCGTCTCAGCGATCCGCTGCGCCGTGTCCTTGTCGCCCCGAACCAGCGCCATGAGGCGGGCCGTGCGCTTCGCCGCCGGGCTGAAGTGGAGCTGCTGGTTCCCGACCTTCGTAGCGAGCGGGACCTCGGCCGCAGTCAGCGCGTCGCCGTTCAGGTTCGCCATGCCCTTATTGACCAGATAGTGCGCCGGCGTCGACGTCTGCGAACCGATGTGCTCGATCGCCTCGCTGTTGACGCCGGTGAACACGTCGAGCTTCGCCGCTTCCCACGAGTCGATGCCGTCAGCCTTCGGCAGGAACAGCAAGCGCCCCTGCGCGAGCGCCTGCAGATCGGCCGGCTTCTCGCTGACCTTCTGCCCGTTCTCGTCGAGCACCGGAACCTTCGGCGGCTCACCACGGACGATCCGCGCGGGCATCGACGCGTAGTCGGCCGCCACGAAGAGATAGGCCCACATGAGGTTGATCGCGTGCTGCATCGCGAGCACGCCCTCGATGTCGGAGATCGGCTGACCGCCTAGCAGCGGACGGTTGGTCCACTCCACCAGCGGCACCTCGCCGAGCGGGTTCGGCAGCGGCCAAGGCTCCCCGTCGACCTCGCGCGGCTGCCAGCCACCGATCGAGATCGGCGCGCCGGTCGGCACGTACAGCCCGCTGCGGGTCACGCCCTCGTTGTTCACGATCGCCGACGCCGAGCGCTGGAACTTCCACAGCGCGTCAGGCAGGTACAGCGTGCAGTATTCGCGGTCCTCGTCGGCCCACCACTTCAGGGCGCGCAGCGGCTTGCGGGTGTCAGGGTCGTAGACGACCACGAACTGGGACGGGTGCTCCCAGTTCAGGACCGGATTCCCATCCTTGTCGCCCCACACCAGCACCGCGGACCGCTTCGCGATGATCGCCGACAGGAACCCCTGGTTCGACGCCGCACCCATCTCGTTGCGGTTCCAGTCGGTCCAGAGCTGGTTCTCGGCCGGCGACAGCGCCTTGGTCGAGTCACCGAGGCGGAATCCCTTGATGTGCAGCCGGTCTACCGGCGCGCGGCCTACGACGCCGCACCAGTTGTCCGAGAACCCCTGGTAACGCTCCTGGTGGAACGCCTGCCACTGCGGCGTCGCGTATGCGAGCTTGTGCTTGCCCTCGAAGGCCTCGAACAGCTCCGCGATCTTCCCGCGGCGTCGGTCGAGGATCCAGATCATCTCCGTGATCCACGAGGTGATCTGAGCCTGCGTCTGCTGATCAGCCACAGTGACCTCCTCGGGTTCAGATGAAGTAGGCGTACGCCGTCTCGTCCTTGGGCCACTCGTCAGCAGCGGTCACGTCGCCGGCTGCCTCGTGCGCCAGGATCGACGGGATCGTCAGGTCGATCTTTCGACCGTCGCCGGGCTTGGCGAGCACGTAGAGCGCGTTCGGCTTTGGCAGCTTCCGCGTGGCGCCGATGTGCGCCTCGGTCGTCGTGCACCCGTCGTGTGTGAACGAGGTGTCTTTCTTGGCGAGGTCAGTCAGCAGCCGCTCGGCTGCTGAGTGCATCGGCCGCGGTCGCTGGGTGTACCACCGGATGATGACCTTCTCGCCGTACTCTTCCGCCCAGCCGTCGATCTCGGTCGTCCAGTACGGCGGGTCGAAGTAACCGCGCACGAGCTGGAACGTCTTGACGACGAGCGCCAGGCCGTTCCCGACATCTAGCCGCGGCACCTGGCCGCCGTATTCGGCCGGGTCCCAGATCATCGGGCGACCGTCAGCGAACTTCGGTGTGAACTGGTGCCCCTCGCGGGTCTCGCAGCGGAAGCCGGTCCAGTCATCCGAGTCGGAGCCGTCGAACCCGAGCGTGATCGGTGTCTTCGGCGCGACTTCGAGGTGCTTGAACCGTTGCGTCCAGATGGTCAGGTCCTTGAGCCACGCGCCCGCGCCGGCCTTGGCCATGTTGCCGAAGAACCGCTCTGCCTGGCCGGGGTCCTTCTCGCCGATCTCGACGGCCTCGGCCTCGATCGACTCGAGGTTCGCGTGCGTGATCCCTTGGTACACGAACGCGAGGATCTTCTTTCGCTCGCGCGCGTTCCAGAATGAGAACGGCTTCCCGTCTGCCTTCCGTTTCAACGACGGTTCCTCGGCCGGGTTGAGCCAGAACCGGAACACGTCGGGGGCCTTCGTCTCCCACGTGGACTGCCCGACTGAGTCGTCAGCCGGGTCCCACGGGTTCGTGGTCTCGATCGACCTTCCGCCCATGCCGGCCGCGCCTCGCCGCTGGGTCTCGGCGACCTTGCGGAGCTTGTTCGCTGTGGTGAAGGTTCCGGTCTCGTCCTGGCCAGCGAAGATGATCGGGTTTCCCAGGCGGCCGAGCGCCGACGAGGTGACCGTCTGGATCAGGCCGTCGCCCGGCAGCCGGGTGAACTCCTCGCCGACGTTGTACAGGTGCGCGTCCGGGCCGTACTTGAGCATGGCCTTGAGCGGCTCATAGACGTTGTCGACCTGGTCCTCGCTGGTGGCGAGCATCTGGATCAGCGGCTTGGCCCAGCGCTGGCCCATCGGCTCGCCCGCGTCGTACTCGTACTCCCAGCCGCAGTGACAGCCGTGCTCGGCGCACCGGTACTTCTCGCCGCCCTTGGCCCATCCGGCGAATACGACAGGTCCGGCCGCTTGGCCCTTGATCTTCTTGGCTAGCCACGGGCCCTTGCCGCACTTCTGCGGTCCGACGTACTGCACGCGGCGGTAGTGGAACGCTGTGGCGAGATCGCCAAGCTTGGCCGTGGGCCGGATCCGGTACCAGTTCGCCGAGACCCACAGCTGCTGCGGGTACTCGATGAACGGGAGCGGGTTGCCGTCCTCGTCGCGCTTGACCCCGACGAGAGGATCGGAGACGACGCAGTGCTGCTCTTCCCAGTCGATCGCGACCCACAAGACGGGGAAGTCGACGACCCACGTGGACTCGCCGCCGGATGACCGTCCGTCAGTCGTCATGGCCGGCGGTGCGCCTAGCCACTCTTCACGACCTTCATCCGGTCGCGAGCTCGAGGCGCCCTAGCCGCCGGCTTGGTGGCGGGCTGCTTGGCGTCACGCTGTTCAGCGACGTCGTCGGTCGCGACGCGGATGCGGGCCCGCTCCTTCGACTCAGCAGTCATCCAGAGATCGGCCATCATCAGGCGCACGGTCTTGCGGTTCTCTGCGCTGGCCTTCGTGACCTCGGCCTCGGCGAACATGCGGCACGTCAGCGCGGCGTAGTCGAACGATCCGTCGGCCTCCCACAGCAGCGCCTCCGGCTTGCGCCACCACCGCTCCCACAGGATGAGCTCGCGCGGAGTCGCCTCGGTCAGCGGCCAGTCCGGAGTCGGCCCCGTGCGCTCGCGCGGCAGCTCGATCCAAGCCGCCTGGTCATCCTTGCGCTGACGCCGGAGGGCGTTCGGATCCTGCTTCGGGCCGGAACGAGAGCGCGCGCCGCCACTGGCCATCGGATTCCCTCCCTCAGCAGCCTCGCGCTGCGCTCGACGCGCAGCCTTGCGCTATGCGTCCGGTGAGATTTCGCGACCCTTTTGAACCTGACAGACCAGACGGAAACCTCCCCCGCGGTCCCTAGCGTCGCGGCGGGTTG